GCTTCGCATAATGTGCAGACGTTACGTTAGGCGCAGCCCGACCACCGGGAGAGTCACCAGTCCGGAAAATCGCCCAGCGTCCGGACTGGTGATTTACACGTAACGTCCGTTATGCGATGCCATCTGCTAGCGTTTTGCGTCCTCGATCGCGAGTACCAGGACGAAAATTGCTAGCAATCGTCTCGATGGAACTGCTAGCATTTCTTGACCTGGTGCATTCGCTCCAGGATCAATTTTGCTAGCAGGGAGAAAGCCATGCTGCTGACCATTCGCGACGTTCCCGAAGACCTGGTGCGCCAGGCCAAGCTTGCCACCGGCAAGGGCACTGGCAGTCAGGCGTTCATTGCCGGCATCGAGCTTATGATCCGTCAGCGTGATCGGATCGAGGCGATGGAAGAGGAGATTCGGTCGCTGCGTGAGACCCTCGGTGTGTTCCAGGGCGTGCTTGCTGATGCTCATGCCGCCGCTGTGCAACTGGCTGAGATTGCTGGGCAGCGCGATATGCTGGTGTCCGACAACCCGCTGCGGCCTGGGTATCGTCGCCGCTAGCAGTTTTCGTTCTGCAGCTGCTGCACCAGGTCGAAAAGTGCTAGCAAATTTTCCTGCAGGATCTGTCCTGGAACTGACTGACTGCTAGCAACTCGGAGCCCCTTCGCGGGGCTTCGTCGTTCCCGCCGCTCCGAAACCACCTCGCGCCCTGATCACCCAAGCGTGCGTATCGCGGCCATCCATAGAGCACGCTTTTGATGCGCACACGGGCCGATCAGATCTCCGAGGAATGTTCAGCGGTCTAGCCCGGCGAGTTCTCGTAGGGGCTTCCCGGCGCGTTGCTTTGGGTGCTCGAACGGCACCCGGAGGGGTGGGGGTGCTGTAACACCCCCAATTTGGTATGGACTTCCAGACTGCTAGCCGAGCTTTAGCGCTCCGATCATTGCGCTGAGTGCGAAGAACCACAGAACGAACGACGTAAGCCCTAGAGCCATTCCACCCAGCCATATCCCTAGAGCGATCTCATAGGCTAGCCGTCGTTCTGTTGCCCTTCTGACGGGCGGAAAGTCGTCGTCCCTCTCTGCCCGCATCGCTATTCCTTCCCGCCGAACTCTTCTCTGAATTCAAGAACGTCTTTCGTCGTGATCTTGCTCAGGTATTTCCATAGCGTGGCGTTCACAAGGTCGGACTCCCGGACGTCGTCCTTTGTCTCGATGATCATTTTGACGCGGCGCTCCTTCACTTCTTCGACGAATTTATCTCGAACCCGGTAGGGCTTTGACATGACGGTTACCTGTAACAAGGGGTGGCCGTTATTCTTGCACGTGTTGCACTGTTACGAGTTACTGCGGTATAAATCGCCCCGTACGTAACGTGTAACGTTGTTACAGGAATGCAGGGGTAGGGATGTTTCCTCCGACCGATCATCAGAGCAGGATGTTCTACGACTACCTCACGGTAGAGCAGGTGTATTCGCATCCGCTCCCGAAGGTGTCGGACACGGGCATCTGCTACTACGACCGGCGAACCGGCGAAACCCTCCGCGATACAGCCCCTGGCTGGAAGCATGAGGGTAGCTATTCGACCCTGATCAAGATTCGCGTCGATGGCTGCAAGCTCCGCGTCGAGGGCAATCCCAGCGCCGTCAATCGGCTCGACAATCTCGACGGCTACCGCTCCCTGGATGACTGCATCGCGGTCTACAACCAAATCCTTCTTGAGTACGGCGACCAGTACGGTTTTTGGCGGTTGCCACGATTCACGAAGTGCACTGAGTGGGGGCTTCGCCAGGGTGATGACGGCACGAAGTCCAGCATGGTTGGCAACGGTGCGCGGATTCGGCGTATCGACCTGACCACGAATCGGACGGTGGGGAAGGGCAACGTGATGGCCTATATCCGGGCGCTCAGCACCCAGCGATATGGCTACAAGAACGCCCATCTCTACGAAGACGGGCTGACCTGTGACTGGAAGGCTCGCGACCACTACGAAAAGGCCTATGCGAAAGGTCCAGCCATTCGCAAGTTCCTGTTTCCCAAGTGCAAACGCAACTTCGGCGAAGAGTCCGCCGAGTTCCGCTATCTCCAACGCCTGGCCGATTACTGCGACGAGCAGGGCGTCGTTCGGATGGAACAAGAACTCAAGAGTGAGTTTCTCCAGGCGAAGCGGCTGGAGTGGTGGGGATTATTCGATGAGCAGCAATTTCAGGCCATCCATCAAAAGTTTTTGGCCATAGACGACAAGCTCGAGGTAACGGCAATGGACTACAACACTATCGCTGATCAGTTGATCGCCAAGGGCATTGTGTCCAGCCGCCAGGCGGCCAATGCGACGGCAAATATCGCCCTGCAATGGATGAACTGCCCTGGTATTAGCTTCGACTTTAGGAAGTCGCAAGTGAAGACCTACCGGGCGCGCCTGAACAAGATCGGCCTGAATATCGCTCAACCCTATGACGTCACTCGCCATAGCGCGGTGATCGTGCGTCGTGCCGAAGAGATCGTGACCAACGATTTCTTGGTGCTGCCGGAGTTCTACCGGCACGCCCCGGCCCAACGCCATCTGCGGTTGGTGGCCTGACGTGCTCGCGCCGACTCTCCAGGCTCTCGCGCTGCTCGCCGGTGCCGTCACCCTGATTCACGCCCTGGGCGTGTGGGCTCGGTCATGAACATGAAAACTCGCATCTTCCTGCGCACCCTGCGCTTCGTTGCCTACAACTGGTGGCTGCCGTTCTTGCTGGGCAATGTCTCTGCTCTGGTCGGCTTTGCCTTCACTGCTGATCTGATCAATGACGCGTTCGTCTCGTCGCTCGAAACGGTGGTGCAGTCATGCGCACGGTGAGCTTCCAGGGCGCGACCCTCTCGGCCAGTGAGCGGCGTTCGGCGCAGCTTCGCCAGCAGGTGAGGGCGGCGGTGAATCAGTCCGTGTTGCAGCGGCAGGTCGCGGCCACTCTCCAGGCCCTGGAGCAGCACAAAGAGCAGGGCGGTAAGCCCGAAAAGGTCTGGTCGACGATCTCCAACGAAAAGGGCACGCCGTGGGTCGGCGACGTGTTCGGGTGGCCGTGATGGCTATCGAGATCAACCGCCAGTCGTATCTGTCGCTCCGGTCCTCCCTGGATCTGGAACTGCTCGATGCCGGTATCGACTCGCCTGAGCTTCTGAGCCGGCTTATGCGCCACGTGCTTGCCACCGAATCCGCGACCCGTACCGAGTCGCAAACCGTTCGCCGGGCCTTCGTGACGGCCCGTAGAAACCCGCTGCTGGGCGCAAGCCCTCAGCACAGTCCAGGGCGCACAAATCGCCCGTATATCCGCAAGAGGAAACCCTAATGCCCTTCGTCTATCTCGGCCTGACCCGCGACGCCGGAACCTCGAAAAAGACCGGCAACGCATACGACATTTCGGTCGTTCATTTCGCTGTCGATGCCACGCAATCGACTCGCCCCGATCGCAAGTTTGCCCTCGGCCTGGAGCCGCAAAACCTGCCGATCGCGCCGGAAGCGGTGAGCCAGTTCCAGCGCGTTGAGCCGCTGTCGTCGGTGAACTTCGAGTTCGAGCCGGACCCTCGGAACATGCAGCGCAACCGTATTCGCGGCGTGAAACCGTTGCCGAAAGCTGCTGGCCAGGCCGCTTCCTGATGATTTCCGCCCTGTCCTGCGATGGCTCCATCTCGATTGCGCCGGATGGGGCGCCCCTGTGTTCGGGCATGTGGGTCTTGACCCAGGTGCCGGAGCAGTTCGACCCGTCGATGTTGGACAGCCAGGCGCTCGCCCATGCGTTCTCGGTCGGGTTCGGTCTTGTCGCGACGGTTCTTGTAGGCGCTTTGGGCGTCAAGGCCGTACTCGACTTCATTAAAAGAGCTTAAGGAGTAAGTCTATGAAAAACCTGAAAAAACTGTTCGTTCGTGGTGGTTCCGCTGTTGCTGTAGGCGCTGCCCTGGTCGTCTCGCAATCCGCCTCGGCTGCCGGCTGGGACTATAGCTCGATGACCTCCGATGTTGACTTCTCGACCATCGCGACCGGCGTCCTGGCCGTCGCTGCGCTGCTGGCCGCCGTGTATGCCGGCATCAAGGGCGCTCGCGTGGTCCTGGGCTTCCTGCGGAGCTGATCGAGGAGGGCGGTTCGATGGGGCGGCTTCGGTCGCCCCTTTTTGTTTCTGGCAGGGGAGTTTGGTCGATGGCGGATTTATATGAGTTCGCGTTCTTTGTTATTGGCGCTGCGTGTTCCTGGGCGATCTTTTCGAGGTGGTGAAAATGTTCCGGGCGCTGATTCTGTTTGTGTCGTTAGTTTTCTGCTCTTCGGTGTTTGCTGGCAATCCATATACATGGGAAGTTGTTATGTATTCATCTAGTGGGGCTAGCACTCCTGCTGAGGCATGCGAGAAAGCAAGGGTTGTTGCGGATAAGTCTCCAGACTGGAATTATACAAGTGCTACGCCAAAGATGAATGGGCTGGATAACTCGTATTGTTCTGTTGTGTATGTTTATCGTAGAAACCCTAGCGTTGTTAATACGTGCGACGACTGCGCTAGCTGGAAGCTTGTTAGAAAGGGGGAACAGTGTGCCAATGCTGATGATAAGTACAATGAATCGACGGGAGTCTGCGAAACTCCGCCGAAAGAGTGTGAGGCTGGGCAAACAGATTTATTTGCAAGTGCGCCGTCTCCAGTTGTCCAGATTAGCGGCCGCAATCAAGTTTTAAGCACTCCGCCGACTGGTTGCAAGGGTGGCTGTGCGTATACGGCTTCAAGTTCGAAGACGCGCAGTTGTTACTTTGTTCCTGGGTCGCAAACAGACGGTTTCTGTAACTATCTGCTCACGTCTGATGGTAATTCGTGCGCGGCTGATTCTGGCAATCCTGGGGCGGTCGGCCCGTCGTTGAATCCGACTCCGCCGACCGATCCCGCTGAGCCGCCATCAGACCCCAAGGACCCCGGTTGTCCGACCGGCTATAGCTGGTCCGGGACCACGTGCGTGAAGTCCGACGGTTCAGGTGGTCCGGGCGGTGATGGCGGTACGGGTGGCGGTGGCGATGGTGGTGGCGATGGTGGAACCGGTGGCGGTGGTGATGGTGGTGGCGATGGTGGAACCGGTGGCGGTGGCGATGGCGGTGGCACGCCCGGTACTGGCGGCGATGGTGGTGGTGGCGACGGCTCAGGGGAGGGTGGCGGTACTGGTGGCGGGACGGGTTTGCAAGGCGGCTGTAAGGACGATAGCTGCGCGTTCGTGAAGAACAACCCGTTCGGCAAGGACAAGGTTCCGGGTTTTGATGAATCGCTGCAAAAGGCTTGGACGGATATCAAGAATGCGCCGATTGGGCAGGCCCTGGCCAAGATCACGTTTCCGACCGGGGGAAGTTGTCCGGTTCAGAGTGTTGAACTGTTCGGTAAGAGTGTGATGTTCAGTTCGCATTGTGACTTGTGGGCTCAGATTGAACCGATCTTGAAAGCGGTATTCCTGGCGTTTTGGGCGCTGCTGTCTGTGCGCGTATTCTTGTCGGCATGAGGTGATATATGGACGGTATTCTTAGTGCGATTAAGCAACTGATTCAAACGGCCACTGACTTCTTTCAGCGCGCACTTAAAGCTATCGAGGATTTCTTTAAGTGGGCGCAAGATGCGTTCGATTATTTTTGGGAGCTGCTCCCGGTTCTCCCTGAGTATGTGTTTCACAGGCTCGTATCCGGCATTGTGAAGTTCTTTCAGTGGCTGCCGGTGCCGGAGTTCTTTACGCAGGCAGGCAACGCGTTCCAGGCGATACCGCCGTCGGTGGTGTATTTCGCCAATGCGTTTCAGATTGGCCCTGGCGTGACGATGGTCCTGGGCGCGTATCTGCTGCGATTCATTCTCCGGCGTATCCCGATTATTGGCTGAGGTGATGTATGGCGATTGATGCATATGTGGGCAAGCCTGGACACGGTAAAAGTTACGGCGTTGTCGAGCACGTAATTATTCCGTCGCTGAAACAGGATCGGCATGTCGTCACGAATATTCCGCTCGAAGTCGATATGTTGCTGATGGATTTCGGCGGAACCATTGAACAACTGCCGGAAGACTGGTTTGAACGTGAAGATTTGGCCGACTTTGCGCCGCCTGGCTCGGTCCTGGTCCTCGACGAACTCTGGCGGCGCTGGCCCAAGGGCCAGAAAACCAACGATGCGCCGATGGCCGACAAGAAGCTGTTGGCAGAGCATCGGCACCGCGTAGACAAGAAAAACCGGTCGATGCGGGTTGTCATGGTGACCCAGGATCTCGACCAGCTCGCCAGTTGGGCGGTGCTGCTGGTTGAAACCACGTACCGGATGGTCAAGAAGTCGAAGACAATGTTCCGGGTCGATATCTACAACGGCGTGGCCAAGGGCGACAGCCCGCCGAAGTCGAAGCTCCTGCGCAGCACGGCCGGGCGTTTCAAGCCTGACGTTTACCGGTACTACAAGTCCGCTACGCAGTCCGAAACGGGCGCTGTCGGCGATGAGTCGAAGGCCGACACCCGTGGCTCGTTCTGGCGATCCTGGGGCTTCTGGGGGCTTGTTGGGCTGATCGTGGTCTGTCTGTCAGTGGGGATTCCCGGTGTCGTCCGGTTCTTCACGCCGCCGCAGCCCAAGCAAGCGTCGGTGCCGGCTCCCGTTGCCAAGGTTGTTGAGCAGGCGCAGCCGGTTGCGGCTCCTGCGGGGCGCGCGATGCAGGCGGTTTATGGCACATCGTCGAATGGGCCTGTGCCGTCCGCGATCTGGCGGATTGCCGGCTATGTGCATGCCGGCCTGGGCCGGGCTGAGGCGTGGCCGTCGAAGGATGGTTACAACGCGGAGCCGGATCGACCGATCAGCAAGACGTCACGCGTGGTGCTGGTGTCCGAAGGTGGTCGCACACGGTTCTGGCCGATTGAGAAATGCCGGTTCTTCGAACAGACGCCCGACTTGTATTGCGACATCGACGGTGAGCGCGTGACGTTCTGGACGGGCCGAGGGGCCGTATCGACTGTGATGGATGCGACAAGCACCGCGAGCGGCGGCAGCCAGCGTAGCGCAGCGTCCGCCGCGACCGGTGCGCAGGTGCAGACCCCGCATTCGTTTCAGTCGCAGCAGCCGTCCCAGGGAACCCGCGTGACCGTAGTGTCTGATAACAGCCGCTCACCCCGCACGTTGTGAGTCCTGGCTTCGCATAATGT